CACGACCGGCGTCGGCGGCGCTCCCAGCTACGCCAACCTGGTCGACCTGGAGTACTCGGTCATCGCTCCGTACCGCCAGTCGCGCAGCTGCTACTGGCTGGCCGCCGACAAGACAATCGGCGGGTTCAGGAAGATCACCGACACCGTGGGCCGTCCCATCTGGGAGCCGTCCGCAGTGCTCGGCTCGCCTGACCTGCTGCTGGGCAAGCCCCTGGTGGCGGACCCGTTCATGCCCGCCCTGGCAACCAACGCCCTGTCGATCGCCTTCGGCGACTTCAGCCAGTACTTCGTCCGCCTGGTCGGCGGGGTGCGGTTCGAGCGCAGCGACGACTTCGCCTTCTCCACCGACCTGGTGACCTTCCGCGCGATCCTGCGCGGCGACGGCACCATGGTCGACCGGACCGGCGCGATCAAGATGTTCAAGGGCGCGAGCTCGTAGTATGGCGCAGTCTCCTCAACCGAGGTACCGATGAGTGACACCCGTTGCCCGGTGCCCGCCCTGCGCGGGCACCGGGCACGGCCCCTCCCGGAGAAGAGGAAGAGCCAGCCGTGATGTGGATCGAGACGGTCATGCACATGTCCGGCACGCGGGCGAACGGGGACAAGTACCCGCCGGGGTTCACGCCGTTCGAGGTGGCGGACTGGGAGGGCGAGCACCTGATCCGCGGCGGCATGGCCCGTGCGGTCGCCACGCCGGAGTGGGCCGTGCCCAAGCCGCCCGCGCCGCTGCCGGAGAAGCCCGTGACCGTGCCGGGGCCCGTGATGCAGGAGCCTGATCCTGCGCCGCCGGCGTACCAGCCGGATGATCCTGAGCCGGAGCTAGCCGCCCCCGCGGGACTGCCGCCGGCGCCCGGCGACCCGAAGCAGGCATGGGTGGATTACGCCGTCACCCAGGGCATGCCAGCCGATGATGCCTCGCGCATGACCAAGGCTGACCTACAGTCCCGGTTCGGGCCGAGGCTGTAACCCCAGGCGTATCCTGAGCAGGAGGAAGGGAGCCAGACTCATGGCAAGCCCAGGAAAGACCCCGACGAGCGGCCGGCCGTACTCCGGTCCCGCCACCAATTCGGACCCGACGACTGAGCCTGGCCAGTATCCTCCCGGCCCCGACTGGAGCAACGCCATCTTCGGCGGCCAGCTGCCCGCCGGCACTGGCGCCCCGGGCTCGCCGACGAGCGCGGAGGCACTGGACCCGACGAACGAGAAGGGCCAGACGATCGACGGCCTGACCGGCGTCACGCACGAGGAGATCGTCAGCACGGGCGCCCCCGGCACCCAGGGCACCGTCCCGGACGTCGCCGGCAATGACGGCACCGCGATGACCTACACCAAGGCCAGTGACGGCATCGGCCCGTACGAGCAGGTCACCAGCTCCGACGAGCTGTCCGGCCCGCAGGATTCCACCCAGGCCAACGACGACGGCTACGCTACCGGCGGGCCGCAGCTCCCGGGCCTGAAGGGCAACGAGCCGCAGGCAGGCAGCGGACGGTACCAGCCCGGCGGCGGCAGCGTCATGCGCGGTGGCCGGGCCATCCGGGGCTAGCGTGCACGAGAAGCCGAGCCAGGCGTATCGCTACGAGCATTATGATCCCCGGAGGCGGTAATGCAGGACCTGAGCGGGCTGCTGCCTGACCCGATCAGCGCTTTGGTGCCAACCTCCCAGGAGGGCGGCAACATGCAGGCGTCGAACGAGCAGGCGATGACCGCTCCCGGCTCGGAGCCCGTGGACGTCATGCACCAGGCCGGTGACTATTTCGGCAACGACCCCACGGTCACGCCGTCCAACGCGGCTGTGATCGAGCCTGCGACGGACGGCAAGCCGCAGGCCAGCGGGCAGGCTCACGAGTACAGCCCGCCGTCGCCTGCCTGGAAGGCCACCGGCACGCCGAATGTCGTGCGCCAGCCGGTGACGGCCAGGAAGGGCCGGTAATGCAGAACCCCGCAGTTAACGGCCCGGTTCCCGAGTCGCCGCATGTCATCACGGCCTCCCCGGTGCAAGGCAACGTCCCGCAGCACGACTGGGACGCGACGAGCGACGCGACGATGAACGGCTGGAAGTCACTGGAGGCCAACGCCGGGACCGCGGACTTCAGCGGGACCGTGACGGAGGGCTTCCCGGACGGTCCCGGCCGCTGGAAGCAGACCTAGGAGGACGAGAATGCCACAGGCACCCGACCCGATCACCAGCCCCCCGCCCCAGCCCTGGCAGCCCTACGACGCCACCGCTCCCGGCGCCGCCGAGGACCAGGTCACGGCGACTACCATCTACGATGCCGTGGCGGGAGACTCCGCGGGCGGCCCCTGGCGCAAGATCCAGGAAGCAGGCGCGGCCGGGGCCCAGGGGGAGGCAGTCGCTGACGCCTGGCCGGGTAACGGCGCGTCTGACGGCAGCGCCTGGAAGCAGGTATAGGTCATGAGCGACATCGCACGCGTGTACCCGAACGGCCAGGAGCCGGCCAAGGGCGGCCAGACCGGCGGCCTGCCGTACCCGAACGGCTCGGAGAAGGCTCACGGCGGCAACGGCGGCCTTAGCCACGACTACAAGGATGACCGCACTAAGTAGGGTCTCCCTTTTCCAGCGCAGACGGGCTGGTCATGCCCAGCAGGGCCAGCTCGCAGCGTGACTACTTCAGGCGCGCGGCGAAATCGCGCCACGCCCGTGTGCTGAATGTCAGGACGGTGCCGTCGCCGTGCTGGGTGGTGTCGCGAACGCCGACCTTATCTGCGTCCGTTCCGACGCTGACGCAGTGCGGGCACTGCCCGTCACAGCGGCTAGCGATACGCCAGTTAGCCGTCATCATTTCCTTCTCCCGTTGTCCCTGAGTTCCCACGGTGGCACTTCAGGCTAATACTAAGCTCATGCCGCGAGCGAGTGCCGGCCTTCGCGGATCACCGGCTACGTCTGTTCTAGTATAATAAGGAAGTCTGCTAGAGTCGTCGCATGAGAATCCTCGTGACCGGTGGGGCCGGGTTCCTCGGGAGCAGCCTCGTCCGCCGCCTGGCCGGGGAAGGTCATGAGGTACGGGTCCTTGACGACCTGAGCCGCGGTGACCGGGAGCGGCTCCGCGGCGTGCCGTGCACGCTCATTGAAGGCGACGTGCGAAACTCGGCAGACGTCCTGACCGCGATGCACGGCTGCGACATGGTGGCGCACCTGGCTTACCTCCAGGGCACCCAGACGTTCTACGCCGAGCCGCGCGCTGTCCTCGACGTTGCGCTGCGCGGCATCCTCAACGTGCTGCGCGGCTGCGAGGTCACCGGCTGCGGGGACCTGCTCCTGGTGTCCTCCTCCGAGGCGTACCAGGTGGCCCCGCAGGTGCCCACCCCGGAGGACATCCCCCTCGTCGTCCCGGACGTGCTCAATGCCCGGTACAGCTACGGCGGCGGCAAGATCGCCTGCGAGCTGGCCGTGCTGGCCTGGGAGCGGGCAGGGGTACTGGACCGGGTGGTGATCGCCAGGCCGCACAACGTCTACGGTCCTGACATGGGCCGGGAGCACGTTATCCCGGAGTTCTGCAACCGGATGGACGAGCTGATCCCGCAGTACCCGAAGGGGGGCGTCATCCCGTTCCCCATCCAGGGCACCGGCCAGGAGACCCGGTCGTTCTGCTACATCGATGACTGCACGGCCCAGCTGAGCCTGCTCGCCGGCCAGGGCACCCCCGGCGGCGTCTACCACGTGGGCACCATGGACGAGCGCACGGTCGCGGACGTTGCCGTTGCCGTGGGCCGGCGCTATGGCCGTGAGGTCAAGGTCATGCCGGGCAAGCTGGCCAAGGGGTCGCCGCCGCGCAGGCTGCCGGACACGGCGAAGATCCGGGCGCTGGGAACCTGGCCGGAGACCTCGTTCGAGGACGGCCTGGCCGAGACGGCAGCCTGGTACCAGGCGCACAGCCTCCTGCCGCGGCAGGCTTGGTGACCGGTGACGTCACCGCCTGCGGCGGCTGCGGGGCGCACGGGCTGCTGAGGCCCTTCTTCGACATGGGGCGCCAGCCGCTTGCCGAGAGCTCCAGGGCAAGTGCCCGGTACCCGCTCGCC